CTAAAAAGAAAAAGCAAGAATCATTGCTTAAACATATTGCTAACTACTTTGAATGTTCATTTGGTGAAGCAGAAGAATATATTGACATATTAAGAGAATCAGGTGTGAAAAGTATACTTACTAAATTAGGTATTGAAGAGAAAGAACAAAAAAAGTTATTAAAAAATGGATAGTATAGTTACATCAATAATTAAGCAGTTTGAAGAACGAAGTGCTGCTGGTAAAACAAAGTATGGTACTGATTTAGACAGAACAGATCTATCTCTATTAGAGTGGATTGAACATGCTAAACAAGAACATATGGACGCTATCCTATATCTTGAAAAACTGAAGCAACAGTTTATTCAAGAAAATAAATAAATCAAATTTTGAGCACTAAAATCCCATCGATAGTTAAGGCTATCAGGAGTTATACTCCTCAAGAGATAAATTATGCTTATCATAAGACTATTTCTTACAGCCAGTTTTCTGTTTATAAAGAATGTCCTCACAAATGGGAACTACAATATAAAGACGGATTACAGGAGTATAAACCAACCATTCATACTGTGTTTGGGACTGCAATGCATGAGGTACTTCAAAGTCACTTAACAGTGATGTTTGAGGAAAGTGCTGCTGCAGCTGATAGAGTTAATATCGAGGAACAGTTTGAGGAAACATTTCGTAAGGTATATCTAGACGAGTATAAGAAAAATAAAAGTACTCACTTTAGTGGTGCCGTTGAAATGAGAGAATTCTATGAAGATGGGTTGAACATACTTAGTCAATTTAAAAAGAAACGAGGTCAGTACTTTAGTAAAAAAGGATGGAGTTTAGTTAAGGTTGAGTTACCAATTGTAATGACGCCTAATAACGCGTTTAAAAACGTTTTATTCAAGGGTTTCATCGACTTGGTATTATATCACGAACCCACAAGTACATTTAAGATAATCGACTTTAAGACGTCTACTCGAGGATGGAATGATGAGACTAAAAAGGATGAAGGTAAACAATTCCAATTAATACTATATAAGTATTTCTTTAGTCAACAGTTCAATATTCCTGAAGATCAAATTGAAGTAGATTTTCTTATATTGAAAAGAAAAATATGGGAACAAAGTGAGTTTCCTCAAAGTCGTCTTCAAGAATACTCACCCCCAAGTGGTAAAATTAAAATAAAGAAAGCAGTGACAGCAATTAATAATTTTCTTGAACAATGTTTTAACACTGATGGTTCATATAAGGATACTACTCACCAAATTACTGTAAATAAGAATTGCCAGTATTGTCCCTTTAATGACAAAAAAGATTTATGTAATAAGTAACTTTTATTGATTTTATATATATTTATATACAAATAAAAGCTATGAGTAAAAAAGAAATGACACTAACAAGTGTTAAAGTACAAAGCGAGTTATTTGATGATTTTAAAATGAGTTGTGTAAAACATAAGTTTTCTTTACAAAAGCTTGTAGATCGCACAGTTCATTTATATCTTACAGATGAAGAATTTCGCAAGAACATCCACAACCACAATAATTTAAACCGATAAAAGTTATATGAATTCAAGTTTTGCTTATCTTCCCCAGAATGAGAGGAAGAAAATCTTACTAATCTGTGATGATATTAGAGTACACTCAGGTGTAGCAACTATCGCTCGAGAATTAGTATTAAATACAGCCCAACATTTTAATTGGGTAAATGTAGGAGGTGCTATCCAGCATCCAGAAGCTGGTAAACGATTAGATCTATCAGCAGATACTAACACCACTACAGGACTAAATGATGCATCTGTAATATTATATCCAACTAGTGGATATGGAGATACTAATTTAATTAGACATCTTATTAAAATAGAAAACCCAGATGCTATTTTCCTAGTTACTGATCCAAGATATTTTATTTGGTTGTTCCAAATTGAAAATGAGATTAGAAAAAAAATACCTATTGTTTATCTTAACATTTGGGATGACTACCCAGCTCCAATGTATAATAAAGGATATTATGAGTCATGTGATGCTTTATTAGCTATCTCAAAACAAACTAAAAATATTAATGAGTTAGTGTTAGGTGATAAAGCTAAGAAAAAAGTTATTGAATATGTTCCTCATGGATTAAATGAAGATATATTTAGACCACTTGATAAAAGTAATAAAGAATTAGTTGAATTTAAAAAGGGATTATTTGGAGGTAAAGAATTTGATTTTGTTATGTTCTTTAATTCTAGAAATATTCGTCGTAAACAAATTCCTGATACATTATTAGCATATCGTTTATTTATTGATTCATTAACTGATGAACAAGCAAGAAAATGTGCTTTTGTATTACATACTCAAGTAGTAGATGAAAATGGTACTGATTTAGAAGCAGTAAGAGAATTATTATTTGGAAGTGATTCTAAATATAATATTATATTCTCAAACCAAATACTAGACCCAGGAGGAATGAATATGTTATATAATTGTTCTGATGTTCAAATCTTATTAACTAATAATGAAGGATGGGGTTTAAGTTTAACTGAAGCAATTTTAGCAGGTAAGCCAATTATTGCTAATGTAACAGGTGGAATGCAAGATCAAATGCGTTTTAGTAAAAAAGGTAAATGGATTGATTTTGATGCTGATTTTCCTTCAAACCATAATGGCACAATTAAAGAACATGGTGAATGGGCATTCCCAGTATACCCAACTAACAGATCAATTCAAGGCTCTCCATTAACACCTTATATTTGGGATGACAGATGTAACGCGGAAGATGCCGCAGAACAAATTAAAGCTGTTTATAACTTATCTAATGAAGAAAGACAAGCACGAGGATTAAAAGGTCGTGAATGGGCTTTATCAGATGAAGCAGGATTTACAGGAGAAAAAATGGGACAAAAAGTTATCAAAACATTAGATAAATTGTTTAAAACTTGGAAACCAAGAGAAAAATATGAGTTAGTAAACGCAAACGAAACTCAAGATAAAGTAGTACCACATAAATTAGTTTATTAATAAAAAGTTATATGAGCAAACCGTTATTTTTTATATCATGTCCTGTTGATACTTACTCAGGATATGGAGCACGATCTCGAGATCTAGTTAAAGCAATTATTGCTACAGATAAATATGATGTTAAAATTCTCCCACAAATGTGGGGTAATACACCTTGGGGATTTATTAATGATAACCCAGAATGGGAATTTTTAAATCAACATATTTGGACTCAACCTCAACTACCTAAACAACCTGAGATATGGATGCAAATTACTATCCCAAGTGAGTTCCAACCAATAGGAAAATACAACATTGGGGCTACAGCTGGTATTGAGACTACTTTATCCCCAGGTGATTGGATTGAAGGGTGTAATAGAATGAATTTAATATTAACTTCTTCTGAACATTCAAAGAAAACATTTATTGATACTGTATTACAAAAAGTAGATCAACGTACTAATCAACAGATTGGTGAAGCTAAAATTGAGAAACCAATTGAAGTATTATTTGAAGGGGCAAATATTGAAATTTATAAACCACTTGATAAAGTAAATTCATTCCCTGAATTAAGTAATATTAAAGAAAAATTTGCATTTTTATTTGTTGGACATTGGATCAATGGTGATTTAGGAGAAGATAGAAAAAATGTAGGTTTATTAATTAGAATGTTCTATGAAATCTTTAAAAACAAAAAAGACAAACCAGCACTTATATTAAAGACATCTCAAATTGGATCTTCATATTTGGATAGAGATGAAATATTAAGAAAAATTAATTTAATTAAAAAATCAATTAATAGTAAAGATTTGCCTAACATTTATGTTTTACATGGTGAATTTAGTGATATTGAAATGAATGAGTTATATAATCATTCTAAAGTTAAAGCAATGATTAATTTGACTAAAGGTGAAGGTTATGGTCGTCCATTACTAGAATTTAGTTTAACTAAAAAACCAATCATTACTACTAATTGGAGTGGACAAGTAGACTTTTTAAATCCTGAATTCACAACAATGTTACCTGGTATTTTAACAAATGTCCACCCAAGCGCAGCTAATCAATGGTTATTAAAAGAATCACAATGGTTCTCAGTAGATCTAGGCCACGCTGGAACATCTATTAAAGATGTATTTGAAGATTATAAAAAATATCTTGATGGAGCAAAACGTCAAGCTCATAAAAGTAAAACTGAATTTAGTTGGGATAAAATGAAGGATAAAGTAGATGAATTGTTTACTAAATACATTCCTGAATTTCCAAAGCAAGTAGAATTAAAACTACCTCAACTAAAGAAAATTGAATTACCTAAATTACAAAAAGTAGAAAATAATGGATAAAATTATTAATTGTCCTAAATCAGGAGGTGACTTGTGTTATGAAACACAGGTCACACCTGAGATAACAAATTGGATGTCATTATCATGTGGGTTTTGGACTAACTCACTTATGACAGAAGGAAATACATTTTATGAAGAACAAATGGAAGTACTTCCTGAATTGTATAAAGCATTAGCTTGGACTGATCCTGAAACTAAACTAGTATGGCTACCACAAACAATTAATGAGCCTAAACAAGGTATGGTGTTCGCAAATGGAACAGGGGTAGATAATTGGAAATGGGCAGCTGTAAAAGCAGTCCCAGTAACTGAAGAAGAAAAACATAAGTTCCCAATCCCAAAACAACCAGGCAAGTTCTATGAATACAGAATGGATATGGAAACACTTCAACACTTTGATGAAAGAGATTTTATAGAAGCTTTAGATTATATTGGCTTACTAACAAAATAGTATTATATTAGGTTATATGAGAATCAGTTATGCTATTACAGTTTGTAATGAACTGGAAGAAGTAAGTCGTTTACTTAATTTTCTTCACCAACATAAACGACCTATAGATGAAATTTGTGTTTTATTAGATAAACCTAAAGCATCTCAATTATTATTAAATGAACTTCATTTTTGGTCTTCTAAAAATATTATTACTTTAAAAGAAAGTACATTTCAAGGACATTTTGCTGATTGGAAAAATGAATTAAATAGAATGTGTTCTGGTGATTATATTTTCCAAATTGACGCTGATGAATTACCTAATGAAGAATTATTAGAAGCACTTCCAAGCATATTATCTAATTCAAACTCAGATGTAATTTTAACCCCTAGAGTTAATATTGTAGAAGGTATAACATCTCAACATTTACAAATGTGGGGTTGGAACCAAAATGATAAGGGATGGGTACAATTCCCTGATTACCAATGGAGAATATTTAAAAACACTCCCGATATTAAATGGGTGAATAAACTACATGAAGTATTAGACGGGTATAAAACATATGCTTACCTACCAGAATTTGAAGAATATTCATTATATCATTATAAACATATCTCAAGACAAGAATCCCAAAATAATTTTTACAGTAAACTATGATATTAAATTTTGATATACCAAATAATCCTCATAAACATAGACAGTTTTGTACTTTACTAGATAATGTATATTTACATAATACTGGAAAGGATATTAGTGATGGAAATGTTGAAGGATTATTATCTATTACTCATGACAGTAAAGCTGTAAAAGCTGGTGTACATAAGGAAACTCAAAAAGCAGGAGATAGAGAAACATATTTTTTAAACTCATTTAATTCTTCTATTGAATTTGATGAAGAAATAGATGATGAAATATTTTTAATATTTGATGCTACCATGCATAATTATATGCATGCTTTTTTTGATTTGTTTGGGAATTGTCTTTATTTTAATATCTTAAAAAAAGATAGAAAATTAAAATTAGGTATACCTGAAGAATTTTGGGTGGATAAAGGTAAAAATAACTTTGTAAAACAGTGGTTAACATTATGTTATGGAGAAGATGTTGATGTAGTTATTTTCCAACAACATAAAACATATAAGATTAAAAATATTATCCTCCCAAATGGAATATATTGGCACCCAGAACCAATAGGTCATCAACCTATAATGGAAATGATAAAAGAAGTTGCCTCTAAAATACCTCCTATTAAAGTTGAAAAAAATGGATGTTATATCTCAAGACAAGATACTATTAAATATGGGTGGTATCATAAGAGGGAAATGGAAAATGAAAATGAATTAATAGAAAAAATTAAATCTGAATTAGATTATGATATAATAGAAATGATGGATTATTCATTAATAGAAAAAATCCAACTTTCTAAATCATATAATAATATTATCCAACAAAATGGAGCATCTAATTTAAATATATTATTCTCATTACCAAGCACTAATAATATAGTTTTAACTAACCCAAAAATGGGATGGTGGATAAACCCAAAATGTAGAGATTATTCATCAGTGTCAGGTTGTAATTTATTAATAATAGATGATGTAGGGGAAATAATAGATGATCCTACCATAACTGATCCTAATAACCATCCTTGGAAATTAAATGATGTAGATGGAATTATTAATCTTCTTAAACAAATAGATGATGGTTCTATTTGGAATCAATAATATTATTCATTATATTAATTAAGATGAAAATATTAATAACAGGTAAAAATGGTTTTATAGGATCACACTTAGTTAAAAGCCTATCTAAAAACCATGATGTATTAGCATTATCTAAAAATGATTTAGATTTAACTAATTCAAATCAAACAAATGTATTCTTTCAAAACAATAATTTTGATTTAATAATAAACACAGCTATATTAGGAGGTAAAACAGGGAATAATGATGGCCCAGAAGTTTTATATGATAATATTTCTATGATGTTTAATTTATTAAATTTTAAATCTAACAATACTAAATTATTTAATTTTTCGTCTGGGTATGAATTAGATAAAAATACTGATCTTACAGCAAACTATTCTAAAACTGTTAATTACTATCCATTAGACTACTATGGTATGTCTAAAAATATAATTAGTAGAATAAGCACAGAATACCCAGAAATATATACTTTTAGATTATTTGGAGTGTTTGGGGAGTATGAAAATGAAAATAGATTTATTAAAAAAAACATATTAAATTATATTAATAATCAAC